ACTTCCTTCGGTGCGACCCGTGCCGCCTCGAAGTAGGTCTGGTGGTCGACCGCGTTGATGACTGACGCCGAAGAGTCGTCCGGCTGCGTCATGATGACCACCACCTCGAAGGACACGCCGGCCAGGATCTCGGCCTCCGTGACCTCGGTCAGTGCCTCCGCCATGACGGAGACGTTGCCGGAGTTCGAGTCGTACCCGTCGTTGGCGTAGATCGTGCGCCCTTCCGCGAGGATAGACGACAGGCCCGAGTCGAACCGCATGATCCGAATGACCCACGAGCGGGCGTCGTCATCCGAGCCCTTCCAAGACGGGCCGGTGAGCTGGGCTCGAACCTGCCACGCGCCTTCGCCGCCAGTCGGTACGGTCATCTTCTTCACGTCGACCGAAGAGTCGTAGACGCCGCCCTCGTCGAACTTCTCGTCGCCCCAAATGAGGGTAGACGTGGCTCCCGACCCGACGTTCTGGTCGACCAGCATCGTGACTCTGGCGTAGAAGGACGGAGCGATCTCCGACTCCAGCACCGTGACCCGGTCGCTGATGTTGACGATGTCCAGCTCGGCGGCATCGATCGCAACCTGAATGAGGTTGATAGTCCCGTCGATACCGAGCGCCGGGGACGTGGTCGTATCGCCCGTGCTCTCGCCAAAGACCGTGTTGAGAATCCCACCCCACGAGCCGATGTCCCCGCCCACGGCGGGAAGTTGCCAGCTGTAGTTGATGGTGATTCCATCACTAGGAACAGCCATTGTCTCTCCCTACGCTACAGTTGAAACCCGGAAGGCGATCTGCCGGATATGTGCCGAAGTGTATGTCGCGCCCGACCCTGAGCCGAAGCCGGAGCCCGCCACGAAGCCCACCCCCGCCATGTGCGATTGACGGAGGGCGTTGTAGGTGGCGTCGGCGGCGTTGGCGTTGCCGAGATTCGTAATCATCGGCGTCTCACTCGTCTGACTGAACATGCGGACTGCGGGTGTCCCGCCTGAGACGCCCAACGCGGCCCAATAGGTCTTCTTCTCCAGCAGCGTCGTGACTGCGACCGCTGCTTCCTTCACACCGGTCGAGCCCGTGCCGATCGAAGCGGTCTCCACGAGCAGCGACCCGGGCTTGCCGTCCGCGTCGGAGTCGAAGATCCCCAAGCGGACGAGTCCCCCGGCGTCGAGCGTCGTCACCTCGAACGCCATGCGGTCAACGTCTAGGTCCCGCGACACGAAGAAGGGGACATAGGCGACCGCGCCATCTGTCAGGGCGAACACCTGGGTGTCGTTTCCGATCCCGCCGGCCACGTACCACCGCTTGAAGTCGCTCCCCCAAGGGTAGACGAAGGGGGCGTGCCCCGGACCCTCGCCCGGGAAGCCGGCGGACACCGACCCTGCGATGGCCGGGGGCATGTTGCTGAACGACGGGCTCGTCATGACGGCGGGGTTCGGCATGGCCGTCCACAGCGCCGCCGCGTGGTCGATCGAGCCATAGTCGTTCAGCTCGTCGTTCGCCTCCGCAGCCGAGATGCCGCCGAGCGTCAGGGCACCGGCCGCCGACCCGATGCTGGTGACTTGGTACTTCGTGTCGTTCGATCCACTGTCCCTCCGCGAGATGACCGCTGCGTAGTACATCCGGCCGGGCAAGAGGTCCACGGTCATGCCGATCGTACTGGTCTTGACCGTCCTCGTGGCGTCACCGTTCGTGCTCAGGTTCCCCGTCTCACCCAGGAGTACGCTCGGGAGTCCGTTCTCATCCGAGGTGTAGACCCCTAGCCGGATCGTATTGTCGTACCCCGTGCCGTCTGTCCTGAGCGCCAGGGCATCAATCTGACAGCGCCGAGTCACGAAGAACGGCCGGTACCGGATCACGTCGTCGCCAATAGCCCGTGTGGGGCTACCAGCAGCCACCCGGGAGCCCAAGAGCCACCAGCGGGAGACGTTCGGAGTCGGAATCGAAAGCATCTATGTCCCCTACTAAGGCAGTTCGTCGATGCGAACGCTGATACCGGGCCAGTTGCCCGACACGAAAGCGCGTCCGACCAGTGTCGCCGGGTCCGGCAGGGCACCCGAGATCCCGCCCGTCTGTGCCGCCGAAACGGCAATCGCCCATGCGAGCCCCGAGCTGTTCCCGTCGTACACGAAGTTCCCCGCGTCCTCCGTGGTCGCCACACCCGCCTTGTGGGCCGCCGCGCACGACTGGTCGCCGGCAGCGCCGTCGACCTCTCCGTCTTCCGTGTACCCTCCCGGAACGCCGAGTAGCACATCATCGGACGTGCCCGGTGCAGCAACCGCGATCAACAGCGTCTCCGTCGGCCCCCACGAGGGGGTAATCGCCGGCGGGTTGAAGCGTTCACCGAACGGCTGCGTGGCGTCTTGCTCGACCACCACAGCTTCGGGGTCTTCCGTCAGGTGCGACCCATCGATCAGGTACGCCACTGACGCACTGGTCCTGTTGAGAGACGAAACGAACAACACGGACCCACCGCCGGCCTCGCTGGCCGAGATTCGCCGGAACACGACCACGCCGTCCGTGACCGTGCTGGTGGCCCCCGCGTCAAGCACGAGGGTCCAACCGCCCGGAGGCGTGATAGCGGAGTTCGCCCGCACGTTGAAGTTGATGACCAGTATCTGGCCGTCCACCCGCGCCTGTGGGGGCAGTTCCACCGTGTGCTGTGTGTCCGTCGTCTGGTTACTGAACTTCGTGCCCACGACGCTCGCACCGATACCCGCACGCAGCATGAAGTCCGCCTGCGTCGCGCCCGGGAGAGCGTCCTGTGGACTTTCCCACCCGAGGTGCGCCCCGATGCTCTCACCGGCGCCGCTCACGCCCTCCAGCTGGAAGGTCCCGCCGCCGCTCACGTCGTACTGTGCAATCGCCATCCAGTAGAGGACGTTCGGCAGCAGCGTGATCGGGCTCTCGAACGTGGCCGTGTAGTCAGCCTTGGCGGAGCCGTTGAACACCATGTCAGCGGTCTGCCCCATGAGGGCACCCGGAAAGGCGTTCGCGGCCTGCGCCTGATAGATCCCGACGCGGGCGTTCTGCTCCCCGGTCGAAGCGGTACGGAGCCCGAAGGAGCACTGATCGAGCACGACCTTGCGGTACACCGCGACCGGCCTGTAGTAGACGTTCCCCGCTGCGAGGTTGACCGCGCCACCGGACATCTCGGCGTCGATCTCTCCGAGCCGAGCCCACCGCCCCACGAGCATGGGCGTCGACCACTGCATGGTGGCGAGCACGTCCTCGCCCGGGCTGGGCATCTGATATATCTCGAAGTGGTCGCTGGCCGCTCGGATGAGGTTGGACGACGCCGGGGCCTTCACGGCACCATACCGGCGAAGTCTGACCTCGTAGTAGTCCCCTGCAAGGGCGCTGTCGATCACCGCGACCCGCAGCGTCTCGTCCACGTTCTTCTTACTGTCCGAGCCGTTCGTGGTCCGGGGCGTCCGCATGGTCGCCATCGGTGTGCCGGCGGCGTTCTTGTGGAGGGTCAGCTCCCACCCGAACTTGTCGTCGTTCCCATCGAGGTTGCCCCTGTGCGTCGGGACCGTGATCTGCGCGGAGATGTTGTATCCGCCCTTCTTCGGGACCGTCACACGTTCGGCGGTCGCGGAGTCGTAGAACGCGGTGTCGCTGCTCACGTCGAACTGCGCCGTGGTCGGCCAGTCGAGTGCGGAGGCTGTGGTCGACGATGTGATGGTCACGGGGGGTCCCAGCCGTGCATAGTGGGGCTCCGCCCGGGCACCTTCCAGATTGGTGGTGCGCTGGTCCAAGTTCGTGATCGTGGCGATGACCGCGTCCAGCTCGACCTGCACGAGGGCGAGGACGCCGTCGATCCCCAGGATGAGCGCGACCGTCTGCTCACCGATAGCCGTGTTCAACTCGGTGCCCCACGTATCCGTGGAGCCCGCGTCTAGCGGGAGGTCCCAGCCGTAATAGAGGGTCGGATCGATTGTGCCCATGCTAGAACACCAGCCGTGGTTCGTCGGTCATTTCGCCACTGAAGGTCAGCCGCTGCGTCGCAGCGTCCAACTCGTTCAGACTCTCATCCAGCATACCCTTCCACACCTGAATCCGGCTGTCGTCCTTCAGGAACGGGGCGCTCTCCACCAGCGTCGCGTAGACGTAGATGTCGGCGTTCTCGTTCAGGAACCGGCTGGTCGGGCTCGTGGCCGACAACTGTGCGAGTCGCGTCCAGTACTGCATCTGGAGCGCATACTCCGCGTCCGGGATGGGGGCCACCTGAAGGAACACAGCCCCCGAGTCACCCTTGATCGCGCACGCCACGGGCACACCCGTCGTGATCGAGTGGAGCGCCTTGTACTTCTGTAGGCCGCCGAGGTCCGTGAGCACCAGTGGCCCGAAGTAGTTCGGACCCTGGTGCGCCACCGAGTACAGCGAGTCGATCTCACTCGGGAGGGCTGTCACCTCCGACGAGACTGAGAATGGACTCAGGTCCGCTAGGAGTTTCGCCCTCGTGTCCCTCCGCAGCTTCAGCTCCGCCCTCTGGATCCACGCCGGCACCGCCGCCACTGTCGCTGCGTCCGACCGGTTTAGGATCTCCAGCACCTCCGTCTGGAGGGTCGCGTACGTCGTCACTAGCGGCATCTTCGACTTCCTTCAGTTGCTGTTGCAGCTTGTCCTGCGCCCACACATGCTCCAGCGAGAACTGCTCGTCCCCGAGGTGCTTGATCTGCTTCGACAGGTCATGGTCAACGTGGATCGGGACGCCGGCTTCTCTCACCAGCCGGCAGAAGTACACGTCCTCCCCGATCTGACTGTTGTGCTTCGGCATCCACTCGTACCACCACCACGGCTGTTCGCGGGGGTCCGGCAGCGCCTCGAACACGTCCCGGCGGATCAGCATGACACCGAAGCCGAGCGCGTCGCACTCTTCCACGCCGGTGGAGTCACGGGCCGTCGTCAGGAGCGTGCCCTTTTCCTCACTCTCCGGGTCCGCCACCTTCTCCACCCCGATGTATCGCACGGGGTACTTCCGGCTGACGTAGTTACAGCCGACCATGGGCAGGTTCCGGGCCAGGAGCCGCGCGAGCGTGTCCGGCGGGAACCGCATGTCGGAGTCGAGGAAGAGGACGTAGTCCATCTCCTGCTGCATGGCCGCCGCCGCCAGCGCCATCCGGGCCGTGTGGACGTAGGTACCGACCTGCATGGCCAGCGCCATGTTGTCGATCACGCCCGGCACCGAGTACCGCGTTGCGGTGTAGGCCATCATCTGCGCGAGGTCGTAGCAGAAGTACGCCTTCACGTCCGACTGGCAGGGGACGGCCACCACGACGTTGATCCCGCGCTGGGCAACCTCGTCGGCCTGCTTCTCCATCTTCTTCATCTCGCGCTCTTGGCGCCTACGCATCTGTCGATTCACAGGTCTTCTCCACAGGCTTAGATTCTCCCGGGTCTCGTGCGCCATGCACTGTTGTCCGGGTCGTTGAGCCACGCCGTAAACGCGACCCCGTCCGGGTCCTTCTTCTCGTCAATGATCCCCTGCTTGACGAGACTCCAGTAGATCGACGTGGGGATGCGAGCGACGTGGTTCTGGAACTCGTTCCAGCGCCCGCCCCGCTCATTGAAGTTCATCTTGTTGTTGCGGAGTACGTCCGTCACGTTCTGCTGCGAGTGGATCGTAACGTCTCCGTCACCGTGCTGGAGGTGCATCCGCTTGATCGCCTGCTCCGGTGTCTCGTTCAGCTTCCTCGCTATGCTCACAGACTAAGCTCCCACGAGAGGTTGACTGCCACCGGGCCCACGCAGGGTTTACCCCCGGCGCACAGGCCAGCGAATGGTCCGATTCCCAGCCTGGGGATCCACCAGGGCGATTTCCCCGGCCGGTCCTCAAGCACCGTGTGTAGACTGTCGCCCCGCGACAGCGCAAGCCCTAGCGCCTCACGGGTCAGGTCGTGGCTTCGGCTCTCCGTCTGGTACGCTATTTTCCATCGGTTGCTCTGCTCCACCACCTCGGTAATCACCGAGTCGCGTAGCACCTCTCCAGGCGTCACCGCCGGGGGGAGGTTCACGATCCGCTCGATGATGACAGGTTCCCGGGCCTCGGCTTCCTCCGCGCTGGCTACGGCCTGTGAGCGCAGCACTTCCGCTTCGGCCTGCAAGTCGACGACCCGGGACCGTAGTTGATCCGAGTCGGCCAGCGCCACCTGCACGCGGGCCTCCCACTCGTTGGCGTTGGAAGTGTAGCAGTGCCCAACCCCGAGAACGAGGCCGAGCACAGCCACCCCTACCAGCACCATATTCAGGCTGGGCTTCTTCACTACGCTGCGACCGTACCGGTCAGGATCCCGGCTGCGATCAGGTCACGAATGACGGTTCCGAGCAAGTCGGAAAGCTCGTCGTTCGAGGCGCTGTTGCAGTCGATGTCCACGTCCTCGGTGAAGTTGGTGAGCGCGTAAACCGTGCTCCCCGACACCTCGTGATTCGGCAGATCGGTCCGCAGTCTCTTAGGGACTGGCATGGTTCCTCCTGTTTTGGTACGAGTAGCCGTACCGCTTGATTTCGTCTTTCCAGCGGGCGGCCACGTACTCGCGGGTCGCCTCGTCGTAAAACTCGGAGTAGTGCTTCTTCTTCGTCGCTCGCCTCGCAGCCCCGAGGTTCACTTTGGGGAGCGTGACTGGCTGTTGGAGCACTGACCCCAGGTCCCGTTCTATGTGCTCGAACCGCATGATCCGATCCGCGAAGGTGTCATGTAGAGCCCACAGTCGATCGGGTTCGGGGTAGTACTGCACGTACCTCCCCAAGAACAGCTCGATCCACTCGGGTCCGAATGGGAGCCCCTTCGGTCCGTGGAAGTAGTACCACGAGACCCAGGTGTCCCAATGGTTCCGTACTGTCGTGAAGACCCGCCAGCCATCACCCGGGTGTGTCAACAGGCCCTGGTGATGGCCCTGCGGGGTCTCTCCGGCCTCCACTGGATTTCCGTCGGGCGTCGGCTGGTAGAAGCCGAGCCCCTTCAGCAGCTGCCGCGTCGCCTTGCTCGCGGTCTTGGGATGGGCGAGGTAGATCAAGCCCCTCTCTTGTGAGATGAGCACGACCCGTCTCTCCTTAGTCCGAGGAACGCGAGGTGAGGTGCGCGATCATCATGATCGCCTCACTGTTGAGCTGCACCTCGTCCATCAGGCTGTTCAGAGCGTCTTCGAGCACGCCCGTTCCGGCCGTCGAGAAGAGGGTAGCCGTGTCACCGACTTCCTCGAAGTCGATGTCGGTCTCCGAAGACAACAGGTAGATCCCGTTGCCGGCAGTCCCCGGGACCCTCGCGGTGAGGGTGATGAGCGAGGCGGCGGTCGTGACCACTGCGCTCATGTTCGGGTTCTGCAAGGTTCCCGTGTCGTAGTACGTGGTTGCTCCCGGCGTACCCGATCGATTGATCGCCAACACCAGATTCGCGAGCGAACCAGTGTCGTCGGCCGTGCCCCCGCCCACATCCACATCATACGCCGAAGCCGGCGTGGCGATGAGGGTGTAGACAATGGCCCCGATCGTGAAAGCATCGGTCGCAACAGGCGAAGCGTCGAACTGAAGCTGCGCCGTGGCACGCACCAGTGTCTGTGGTGCCATCATCGTTCTTGTCTCCCTGAGAAGATGGTGAAGGTGGGGGCCGACTATCGACCCCCTACCTCAGTCAGCCGCCGCTTACGACGTGTTCAGATCCGCCGCGAGACCGAGAGCGGCCTCGTTCTTGACCTTCAACGTCCACTCAGCGATGAGCATACGCTTCTCAGCGTCACCCGTCTTCGCCAGCTTGACGGTCTGGAACGGACGCAGGAACAGCACTTCGAGGAACTCGAAGTCCAAGAACCATGCGTCTCTCTCCCTCTGGTACCGCGAAGGGATCACCTTCAGGGTGCCGAAGTCGGAGACGTACACGTCGATCGCAGCGATCACGGCCGAAGGGCTCGGATCGACGTTCGACATGTCGAAGTTCCGCGTGACCACGCCCGAGAAGTTGGACACGGCCTGCTTGTTGAACGGGCCGACGAAGAGCGAACGAAGATTCGCCCCGCCGGTCCACATCAGGGACACCACGGCCTTCAGGATGGTCTCCGTGAAGGCACGCTGGGTGCCATCGCCACGGGCGTCATTCGGGACGCCACTGGTCCACGTCGGGCTCGTCCCGCCCGCGCCGACCGAGTCGTGCGACTTGACGGTCGCACCGAGGGACGCGATCTCTCGCGCCGTGGTGCTGTCGCCGGCCACGCCGATCTGGTTCTGGAAGATGATGGCTTCGAGATCCCGTCGCAGCTCCAGGCCACGCCGAGGAATCTGATACGCCATCTCCGAGCGCCTACCAGCCTTGTCCAGCACTTCCTCGGTGTCCGAGATGAGGAAGACTTTCCTGCTGATCTGCGTGATGTTTCCAACACGCACGCTCGCCGTGATCGCGCTGTACGAGGTGACATCGTCACCTTCGAGCTGCGCGTTGGAGGTGTCGGCCGAAGCGAGGACATCCGTCTGCCACTCTTCGGTCGTCTGCTTCGCGCTCCCTCTGCCAGCTGCGCTCAGGAACGGGGTCTCTTCGGGCGACACATCGTAGATGATGTCGGCAAGAGACTCACGCAACCCGGCCGCGTCGTAGCGGAGGAAGGTGTTTGCAACGATAGCCATTCTACTCTAGCTCCCTGCGAAGTTGTGCTAGGCGTCGTCGCCCAGCATGTCGAACAGAAGTGACTCAGCGTCGTTCACCGAGCCCGTCTCGGAAAGCCGCTGGCGAGCCGCGACTGCCTTCCGGCGTCCAGACTTGATACGCCGGCGTCTGGTTCCGGGCTTGAGCGCAGCCACGGGCGGTTTCTTGCCCTTGCGGATCTTGCGACCCTTCGACTGCATCTCACTCAGGAGCATGGAGTCACGAATCAGGACCACCGCACGGTGATCGAGAAGCCCCTCCATCTCTTCCACGGAGAATCCGATCTTGAGGGCATGGGCGTAGAGCCTCTTCTGCTCACTGGCCATGACCTCGGCACCCTTCTCAGGGTCGGACCACTCCGGGATCGCCTCCAGCATCAGCTGCTGCTGCTCGCCCTTGAAGGTCTCAAGCTGCTGCGTTTGGTCAGCGACGTTCTCGTCGTCGACTCGCTTCTGCTCGGCCCGTAGCCCCTCCAGCTGTCGTACGTGGCGGGTCCACTTGGCGGATTCAGCAACGAACCGGGCGGGATCTTCCTTCTCCAGGGTGTCCCAATCCGGCTCTTGCGGATACGATTCAACGAGCGCCTGCTCCACCTGCTTGAGGCGCTGCCCGTATACCTCACGACTCTCGCGCACAGTCGCAGCCTCGGCGTCGACCTCTTTTCGGGCCTTTGCCAGTTCCTGCGACTTCTGCGTATTGTGAGCCCGGAAGGAGTAGCCGTTGGTCAGCTCATCCATCGTGACCTCGTGTTCCTTGCCGTCCACCAGTACGGTGTATGTCTCGGCAGTTTCCTCGGGGTCCTCGATGACGTTCCCATCCTCGTCGACGTACTCGTACTCGAACTCGTCTTCGAGGGGCTGTTCTTCCTCTCCGGTCTCTTCTCCGAGCGGGGGGTCGCCGTCTTCGACGATCTCTTCCACCGGCTCGTCTTCGCTGGGACTTGGAGCCTTGTCCACAACGGGTGGGTCGCTTTCCTCTTCTACCGGACCGGCGGCCGTCATCTTCCGGCCGTCCAGATCCGCTTCTGAGAGCAACCCTAGCAGCTTGGCCTCTGCCGTGTTCACGTCACCGCCGGCGGCGAAGAGATGCCTCTCCAACGGTGCTTCTTGTCCCTTATCCTCTGGTGCGTCTGCCACGCCATGCCTCGGTGTTGGAGCCGGCCGGGCCCGCGTTTACGGGATGTCGGTTGTCGGCTCTTCCTCGTCCTCGGGCTCCGGCTCGAATAGTGAGGCCATGAACCCAAGTTGCCGCAGGAGGCCGCCGAGAGCGTGGCGTCTGTGCCATGCCGCCTCGCGGGCCTCTACGTCTTCGCCACTCATCCAGTCGTCGAGGTATTCGTCGGCCGCGAACTCTAGGGCCTCCGTGAGTACCGGGTCTTCGAGCAGCTGGATCGCGCGTCGCGCCTTCTGTTGCTGGTCCACAGGCAGACCTCTCTATTCCGTGGGTGTCCGTGCAGCCGCCGCAGCAGCCGCCTCGCGTTTGTTCTGCTGGTCCATCAGGAGCTTCGCCGCGCTCACGCCGGCGTCCTGCTCCGCTCTGTCGCTCTTGACTGCCGCATCGAGAACCGACGTAGCGAGAGCACCCTGCTCCCGGTTGGCCTCGTTGCGGACGCGCTCCGAGTCGACCGCGAAGGTGCGGGCGATCTTGTCGCGCTCTCTGTCGTCCTTGAGAAGCATGTCCTGGGTCTTCAGCTCGATCTCGGCCTGGGCCTTCTCACCGTCCTGCTTGACCCGCTGCGCCTCGATCATGACCAACTGTTCCTCCGGGGAGGGCTGCTGGCCGGCCTGGGCCTGCTCTTGCTCGAACGCCTGCTGTTGCTCCGGCCCCCAAATGGTGAAGAACTCGTCGCCGGTCGGGAACCCGGCCAGCTCGACGATCTTCTCCAGCGTGGTGCGGATGCCCTGCCAGGACACGAGAGGCGAGGCCAGCCCCATCAGCTCCTGCTGCTTCGCGAGCACGAGGCCGAGGATCTGAAGCTTGTCCTCGACGAGGCCAGTCCCGAGCGCCACGTTGACGCGCACGTCCATCGTGGCGTCCCACTTGTCCGGGTCCACCGAGATGTAATCGCCCCGGAGGCGGACGATCCGCCTGCGAGTCTCGTCCTTGTGGACCACGAGCAGCCGGAGGATGCCTTTGTACAGCTCGGCCACGCCCGTCTCCGCGAAGATGCGGGCGATCATCTCCAACTGCTGCTGAGAGCCCGTGACGCTGGCCTGGACGGCCGCCTTCGTCGTGGACTGGAGGACGGAGGGGTCGAGCCCCTGCGACGCCTTAGAGCGCCCTGTGCGGTCTTCCTTGACCGAGTCGAGGTAGCGCAGCATCTCCAACGCCTCGCCACCCACCCAACGGTGGGGCACCTCTCGCATCATGTTCGGTCGCTTGGCCCGCACGATGCGGGACAGCTTCCGGGACATAACGTCCTTCATGTTCACTTCCGACGCCACGACTTCCGTCACGGGGTCGATCGCGGTGGCCAGCGAATCGAGGCTGGCCCGCGCGACGAAGGACTGGATCCTCTGGAGATCCATCGTGATGTCGGACATCGAGCTGCCGACGATCGTGTGGGGCTCCGGTTCGGGGCTCAGGAACGCGAACGGGATCTCGTCCACCAGCTCGCCCTCACCGTCGCCGTTGGCGATGATGTAGTCGGTGCCGATGCACTGATAGAAGCGCAGCTCCGCGATGTCGTCGCCGTCCACGTCGATTCGCGCATACAGCTCCGCGAACTGCGTCAACTCGGCGGCGTCGTCACGTACGGACTGCGTGGGAGAGTTTCCCCCGTCGACCCGGCGTGCAGCTCGCACCTCAGAGGTCAGGGCGTTCTCCATCGCCTCGCCGGCGTGCTCTTCGACCAAGTCCCGGTCGAGGCCCATGGCGATCAGCTCGTCGGCCGGCACGTCCCGGATGTGCCCGATCAGCATGGCGTCGTGCTTGCTCCGCGCGTCCGGGCTCCAGATCATCTCTTCGGCCGGGATGGCGGCGAACCGCACCTTGCCCTCGGCGCTCATGAACCGCGCCTCTAGGTCGAACACCTCCTGCTGGTTGCCGTTGAGGCCCGCCTCTTCCGTCATGAGTACGATGTCGGTGACGCCGATCTCGCTCTCCAGCACCGCCGAAAAGGCGCCGATCTCAGCGAGGGTCAGGGACTGGAACTTCTGCACCTGGGGCTTCTGGTTCCGCTCGAACCACCACTTCATGATCCCGAGCCGACGGACCAGAGCGTCCTTGAACCAGCTGTGGAACTCCAAGAAGCCGTCGTTGTCCTCGCGGATGACGAGGTTGACGAAGTCGGTCTGCTGCTTCGCCAAGTCCACGTCCTCTTCCTGCCGGCCGATGAACTCCACGACCCGCTCGGGGCCGAAGAACACGCGCAGCAGGGAGGGCATGGTCGCGCGGATGGCGTCCCGGACCACGGTGAGGACGATCTGTGACCGGCCCTCTACCTCGTTCCCGAACGGCTCGCCCTTGTAGTACTTGGTCGCCTCCGCGAGGAAGGGGTCCAGATTTTCCTCACGCCAGTGGCGGGCCTCTTCAGCCATCTCTTGGAGCTTGTTCCGCACGTCCTCGTTCTCGGGGTCTATAGACTCCGAGACGGTGGTCGGGCTTTCTTCCTGCTCCAGAATCGCCTGCTCGTCAGCGACGTAGTATTCTCGTCCGTCCACTAGGGAACCCCCATCGATCGGTCAGGTAGCTCTTCGTTCCACGCGGACCCGCTGAAGCCCGTGCCATGTCCCATGAGCACGGCCACGTCCTCCGCGAAGGTCAGCATGAAGGCGTCCGCGAGATCGGGCGAAGCGACGCCCCGCTTCCGCATCTCGTCCTTACTCTCAACCTTGATCTTCCCGCTCGACTGATAGCTGTACGTCGGCTTCACCAGCTCCGACACGGTGATCTCGACCGGGCAGTGCTCTTTGCGACTGAAGGGCGGGAACTTCACGTCCTTGCCCTCGAACCACTCCCGGACCCTCCACCACAGCTCGTCGCGGAGTCGCATGAACCTATCGTCGATATTCGCGCTCTCACCGACGTTTATTCCACGCACGGGGAGCCCCAGCTCGATCAGCCGGTCCACCACGCCACCGCCCAGCCCGTTCACGTCGATCAGAATGGTCTCGGGCCGCTCCGACGGCATCGTCGCGTCCCACTTGCGCTTGATCCTCCCGGCCGTCTGCATCAGGTCGACACCTTCCCAGGTCTCGATGCTGACCAGCTCGCGCTTCGTGCGGACGGCCAGTGCGTTCCTGGCGGAGCCAAAGCGGGCCACGTCCACGCCCCACACGCAGGGGGCGCCGGGCACCGTCTTGATGTCGCGCGTCCTAGACGCCTCGACCAGCTCGAACGGGACGACGGTGTTCTCGTCGCCCTTCGGAAACTCCCCCAGGACCCGGATGCGGTAGGCATTTGACTCTTCGCCGTACCGCAGGGCGATGTCCTCGACGAAGTCGGGGATCACCCTGTCGCTCGGAATCCCGCTCGGCCAGTCCACGCTGGCGGCCCGGATGTGGTACGTCTTCCAGTTGTCCGCCATCTTGTTGAACACGTCGAAGAACAGCCCCGAGGTCCGCACCGGGTTCCCCAGCAAGATCGTCGTAGCGTTCTCACCTGACATGGAACCTGAGCCGGCCTCGAAGATCGGCTCCGGGATACCCGATGCCTCGTCCGCGATGATGAGGACGTGGTCGCTGTGGATCCCCTGGAGGGCTTCCGGCATCTCGGGCCGGGCGCTCCGGGCGCTGAAGAAGGACTCCGCCGGGCTCCCCAGCAGCTCGATACGGTCGCTCTTGAAGTTGAAGAGCGCGTTCAGCTGCGGCGGAAGCCGTTTGCCCCAGGACAGGATCTCCGTGAAGAGGGAGTCGAACAACTGCCCCTTCGTGGGGGCCGTGGCGACGGTCTTCTGCGGGAACCTCGTTAGCAACATGCACCAGACCATCCATGCCACGACGCAGGTTTTCCCGGGACCATGAGCGGACCGAATGGCGATACGCCGTTCGCCCCGCCCAAAGTCCTGCAGCACGTCACCCTGCCACTCATCTGGATCGGCCTTGAACACCTCCTTGACGAGGTTCACCGGGCCCATGGCTCCCATGGGGGGACCGTAGCGTCCGATGAAGTCAAGCAGAATCTGGTGTGGCAGCACTCTAGTAGACCCCGTACCGCGTGTTCAGGTAGTCGCGGACGAGAATCCGATCAGCGTCCGACAACGCGGTCCGGTAGAAGATCACCGCCGCGATCGAGCCGATGAAGGGCTCCGTGTTCGCCTGCGTCCCGCCGACGTTGTAGGTCTCCAGCTGCTGCAGGACCGGGTTCCCGACATCTTCCTCCGCGCCGTCGTCGACCGCGATGTTCATGAAAGTGTTGTTCGACCGGTAGCTGATGAGGTACTTCGTGTTGTCCGCCAGCGTGGTGGACGTTTCGAGCCACCCGCCATTAGTGTCCCACCAGTACAGCCGGTTGTTCGCAGCGTTACGACGAGCCCCAAAGCTCATCCGGTTCGTAGCGATGGGGGACGAGAACTGCACCATGGTGGAGTGCCCGGGGGCGCCGGAGATCACTCCGGTCTTCAGTACGATGAACACGGTGATCGGTCCCAGCCCCGTACTCGCGCCCCTGTCCGCGTTCAGCATGTCTGTCTGCGAACCGTTCCAGAGGACGTGCTTCCGGGGGCTGGTGAACACGCTGTCCTTGACGAGCGCGTTTGCCGATGTGTTCTTCGTGAAGTCGTAACCGCTCCAGATGTCGACCCACGATCCGATCTGAGAATCCAGAGCACCGAGACTGCCCGCGTCCAGCCTGAACTCCTGCGTGCCAGTGACCGTCGGATATACCGGGATGTCCAGCTGGAAGGTCGAACCCGGGTAGAACGCCCCGGACAGCCTGTACAGCTCTACATCGAGGTTGTCGGTCACGATTGCCGTCGGCCAGCCGTCGTAGGGGACCTCGTCGCCTCCGAGGTCCAGAGTGGCTGTCCCGCCGGATTCAGTCGCGGTCCCCACCACGGCCTCGCCGGAGGTGAGGATCTTGAACTTCTGACTAGCTTCGAGCCCTGTGCAGGTCACGATCTTGTCGGACATGTAGATCACGTCGTCGAAGAGGCATGACCCCGACGTACGGGCCCACAGGACGAGGATCCCGTCCTGCCCGTTCAGTGCGGCGTCGGTCTCAACGGCGCGAACGGCTCCGTCCCGCCAACTCCTTTGGTCGTTGTCCGCCACATATAGGGCGGCCAGCTTCTGCACGTTGTCCGGGTTGCCGAGACCCGAGTTGTCGAGGTTCGTGTACGAGGTGTTCGACACACGGAAGAGCGTCGTGCTCCCCTCCAGATACCCCATGTAGTAGGCGTCGATGTCCGCGTTCCACCGAAGCTCGAAGGCCCCGTCTCCTGTGCCGCTACGAGTCATCTGGCACTGCGCGTATGACTTGTTCCGCGCCGCGACGGTCGTGATGGGCAGCTTCAGCCGTCCCCACGAGTTGACTTGCACCTGCCCACCCACGATGGCGGACGTACCTCCGCTAGTGTCCCAAAGCGACAGGTCTCCGCTGAAGTCGTCCTTGAACAGGAGCCCTTCAGTGAGCTGCGAGAGGGGGTTGACGGCTGGGGCTCCGCCCGGGGTACTGGTCGGAACCCAAACCCCACTTCGAGTAGGGCTCCAGACAGCAGATTTGACGCTCACTTAGAGGTGCCGGGGATTCTTGAGGATGCTCGCCGCCACGTCGGTCGGAACCGCCACGGACGCGATTGCCCGAAGCTGAACGCCGGCCGGCGCCACGAAAGCGACCGCTCCGTCCTCCGTCAGCACGCCTGTGCTGCCCATGGAGACGAAGCTCCGGGCGGGCGTGGTTCGGACCTGTAGCGTCACCGTCGCGCCATTCCACGTACCTTCCGCGATGAACATGCCCTCGCCCCCGCTCCAGTCGACGATACTCGTCGCTTCGACCGAAGAGTCGAGAATATGCTCTAGGACGCCGTTATTGAGTCCCATCTTGGTTCTCCCTGTGAGTGAACCCTTTCGGGCCGATTTTCAAGAAATACGAGGCGTCAATGCTGCATTTGGCGGTTTAGACCGCTCAGAACGGTTTTCAGCTTGACTTGGCCCCGGATTTAGATGTCTGCGCCTGCGTAGCTGCTCATGGCCGGGCTGGGAGCGATCCACAGCGTCCCAACGTCACAGGCCATCGGTGACAGCGGAATTGGTTGCGGAGGGGACATTACGAGCCCCCCACCGGTGATTTCGAGGATGAGGTAGCCCCCGGAGCCCATCAGATTCCGGTTGACCTTGATTCTCTCCGTTTGGAAGCCGTAGACGGTCGGTTGGAGGCGCCGATGGAAGCCGGAGCGGCTTACGACGTGTACCTTCATCGAATACGTCCCCTGGTTCTTCACCACGAGCGTTACGGTCGGACTTCGTCGGTCACAGCGGTCTTCGTAGGCCGCCACGACCTCTTCGTCGCGTGGATCGAGTTCTGTGTGCTTCCCGCATCCCTGCACCAGAGCGAGGGCCAAAATGGCGGCTAGACCCAGCGCCAGGGCCCCGGCGGAGCGCCGGTTGCGCGAAACCTGCCGCTGGCGGCACACGCCGTACTCGCTGCGGGCCATTATAGGCCCTCAAGCGGGAAACAGGCCATGAGCTGCCGGACGGACCTCATTTGGGTCGCTGGCCCGCGACCTCTGAACTCCACGAAGCCGTTCACCCTGTAAGCGCCTAGATCCTCGTCCGCGATAGCGTAGGGGATCGGGGTTCGGACCGTAACGGGCACCTCGATCGGATCGGGTGCCTCACCCGGGCGGTCGACGTACTCGATCAGCGGCGCGTCGAACTCCGAATCGGACATGAGACCGGCCGCGAGGCCGACGAAGAACAGCGCCACGCCGATGAGGGCGAGGATCACGATTCTCAGGACTGGAGACATTAGTCACCCCCCGAAAGGTCGACGGAAATGCGGGGGAGCCACTGGCCCGCGCCCATGCGATGGCCGAGGACGCCTCCGCCTACGAACACTACCACGAATCCTACGAAGAGCAGCATTGAGCCTCCTAAAGGTCGATTTGCCGGCCGTGCATCGTCCCCTCGAAGTGGTCGAGGGTCGAAAGGTTGTCTCGGACCAGGGTCTGGACGTATTGGCCCGGCGTCAGGAAGATCCCGTAGCCGATCGAGCGCGTCATCTCCCAGCGAACGGTCAGCTGGTCGACGGTGGCGCCCTGCCACACGATGCTCGTGTTCATCGCCCCGAGGTGCGCCCACATGATGTTGTGGGTCACGGGAGCGAACGAGGCGATCTCGGTGTCGTCGCTCTCGTGGACGCTGATGACTACGCCGTTCGCGAGCTGCGCGAGACTCCCGAAGAGCTGCGGCTCGATGCCCGGGTCCGCGACGTGCCACTCGCCCATGGACAGGATGATGACCTTGTCCGCCGGGCAGATGACCTTGAACTCCGCCGGGGTCGTCCCGTCGATGGCCATGTCGTTCGTGACGCCTGCCCCGTCCAGCGAGAACTCCTGTACGAAGATTTCGCTAGGCGGGATGAGCTGCGGCGCCGTGAACCGGTCGTCCGTCGGGGTCCGCAGGTGCTGGCTCAGATTCCGGTTGGTGAGCCAGCTCATGAGCGGAACCTCTTCCAGAGGCGCCGCCCGCTCTTACGTAGCGGCGCCCACCGCGCCTGAAGCACGAGAAGGAAGATCAGGCCCAACAGGACTTCGGTCATATCTCCGAGTGCTCCACGATCCACTCCGGGCTCACGTCACCGAACTTCCGCTCGATGAAGTGGGCGATGAACAGCTGCTCGTGGCAGTCGATGGGAGGACTGAGGTCACGTTGCCCCAGGCGCACCCACCGCTGCCCCGTGAAAACCGGGATTCCCTTCTCCCGCTTCCCGCGAATCTCCAGCCCGGGGACCTTCCCCATGCCGACCTCGCGGGCCAGTTGCTCGTTCAGAGCGGCGAGGCTCATGCGCCGGTCTTCAGATAGCCCATCATTCCGAACTTCATATAGCGTCACCTATTGAGTGGAGCGGGGAGGGGTCGAACCTCCACAGCGCCCAGGCGTCCGGGTTACAGCCGGATGGGCTCACCAAGTGCCCAGCCGCTCCATGTCCCAGCGGTATCCCCGTTGGGGGACCGCCGGGAGTCGAGTGAGCGCCCTGCCTGCACCTTCTAGGGAGGAAGGGACCCTCACCGTGGTACGCCGGAGTGGTATCTCCGTTTGGAGTGGTATCCCCGGCGTGGGGGTAATTCGGGCGGGAGGATTTGAACCTCCGACTGCCCGCGTATCAGGCGGGATCTCTACCGGACTGAGTTACACCCGACAGGCCCATGAGGGATCGAACCCCACACAGCACGGTTTGGAGCCGCGCCCGCCACCCTGGCGTTGGACCTAGATTTTGCCGCTCACTTCCGCCTCCGGTTGTTATCGGTGGATCGCCCCTTCGGTCGCTTCCTGATCCCGACGGGGAGCTTCTTCCCGCTGGCCACTAGACGCGGCTGGCGAGGGTCGGCACCCACCCGATCATGCCCCACACGTCCGGGCCACCGTCCAGGCCGATTATCACATCGGAGTAGAGCGTATGGCTTGTTCCACGTTCTGGAATCTGGAACACGAGGCTTGTGATGTCGCGCATGTCATTACTCCATAACGATATAGGGCCGATTCCTGTGGATTTCTGCCCCATTTTATCGGGGAAGTGGTTGGCACGGTGTCTCTTACCCCCCTCTCCCCTCGCCGCCCCCCGATGGGGCCCCGTCGGGGGGCTTCCCCCAAGTCGTTGCCCTGCTTCACCTTAGCCCTGTTGCACCGACGCCTCACTTCGTGACCCACGCTGTCGTGTGTCCTCCATGCTGCGTCAGTGCATCAGGGTAGGGGGGCCACAGTCCAGCGCCACACCCGAGCTAAGTGCATACCCCCGGCCCTGTTACGGTGAGGCAGTGATGCAACGCCTCGCGCGTGCGACAGCCAAGCCGGGGTCATGATCGGCGGTCAAGTCAAAGGCCAAGCAGCCAGCGCAGCAGCATGAGGCCCAGCTTCCACATGTAGTACGCTCGCTTCACCCCATGCTCACCCCGAGATGAGGCGTTGGTTGAGGCGTGCGGTCAACAGTCCGCTGTTCTCCATGTCCACCGCCTTCGAGTTGGGATCGATCAGCCAGTGCAAGCGGACGATCAGCCTCGCCTTCTCCGCCTGCTCACCTGTCTTCACCCCGTCGAGCCAGTCGTCAGCCTCACTCTTCGGCACCCGCCTCCGTTGCTCGCTCTCCATCTGGTGGAGTAGAGCGTACACTCGGTCGAGCACCGTCTCCTTCTCCACTGTCCAGCAGCTCCACTTCAGCAACGGGGATCGGCTCCCCTTGTATCGGCATGCGCCCGACCTCTCGAAGGGCGTCGAGGTGTAGACTGGACAGGTCGAGGGCTACTCCTATCTGAAGCTTGGCGTCGTCCCCGTACTGAGCCCGGTCTCTCTTGCTCGCCAACCACCGCCGGTGTTCGGCTCGACTCTTCGCCTTCTGTACGTCGGGCCCACTCTCGGTGCTCGCGTTGTCTAGTATCTCACCCGCCTCTTCCACCAGGGCACCAGCTTGTGCGCTCTTAGCGTCGAGGTAGGCCGCCTTCCTGGCCGGCGTGGCGTTGCACCACTTCCTCATGGTCTCCCGACTCACGCCGTAGGTCTTGGCGACTGAGACCAGCGTCGAGCCGGACGCGATCAGGTCGAGAACCACGTCGTCTCCACCCTCGCCTTCGATCCGCTTCGCCAGTTGTCGAGTGATCGGTTGTCCTGCCACAGACCTTGACTCCCCTTGTGTGTATCACGGGGAGCGACGTTGTACCGCGTACACCGCTCGGTCAGGGCACGACTGGCCGCCTCGCGCGGGGGCTGCAACTGAGTTCCAGTAGAGCATGCTATAAGTCGTTACTATACTACTACCTACGCTCTACTGCAGAGATAGTAGAGAATAGTAGAGCAACTAGCCCTACTCAGGGCTCAGTAGAGCGTAGGTAGTTACAGTGTAACGACATAGCAAATGCTCTACTCTCTACTGCGAACTGCCCAAACCGCTTCCCTTACTCCGTGATACACTCCATTCGCCCCCGATTCTGTTGTACACACGGTGCAGTCATACGTCATGTCGTGATACCACTTGTACTTACAGCCGTGGCTTACATAACACACTCGCTGTATAAGCAGCCATTCTCATCGTGTTGAGACGAGCTATGTCGTTACTGGCCAACCACCTATGCTCTACTGGAGAACGTGCGGCCGTGGCACGAGACGTGCAGTATAGGAACGCGCACGAGGACACCTCAACGGAGGACCACATGATCGGACGAACACTGGCAGTCTTCTCTGGACTCACTCTTGGCGCGTGGCCGGTGGCTGCGCTCGTACCCCTTGCGGTAGGGGTCGCCGTCGCCCATGTTGTCTACCGCACCCTCAACCTGTGGAGGACAGCATGAGAAGCTTGGAGACGATCAACCTCGAAGCGATCAGGAGCGGTGGCGAGGCTCGCACCAGCTCCAACGTCTACGCGAACGCCCTGGCCACGGCGGCCGGCGGCTACGTGTCTCGGGACGACGACGGCACGTACGTCGTGCGTCTCGTGAAGCTCACCACCGACCGTGACCGCTCGGTCAGGGGCGACAGCGCAGAGGCACAGCGGAAGGACGACGAGGCATGGGCCAGGATCGTGGCCACCGCTGACGAGATCCTGAACGAGCAGAACGCCGCCGAGCGGGCCCGTGACACAAGGGCGCTCGGATTCAAGCACGGTGGCGCCGTCTACCTCTCCGACTCCTTCACCACCCTGCGGGACAAGGTACTGGAGCTGGGCGCCCACCGTGTGAACGGCGAGCCCGGCACCGGGGTGGACATAAAGAAGGTGGTGGTGGCCGTCGACCCCGAGGCGTTGCTCGCCCTCTCCATTGACTACGCTCTGATCGACCTCGACGAGAGCTTGCCCACCGCTTCCCTGCTTGCGGCAGCTCAGGCAGTCATGGACGAGGCCGACGACGCGATCAAGGGCGACGCGATCAAGCGTGACCTCGAAACCCTGGCCCGGTGGTCCGACGAGTCGCTGGCCCGCCAGGAAGCGTCACGGGCGACCTACGAGGCGTACTACCCACCTCCGGCGCTCGGCATTGAGGTGGCGG